AGCCTTGCCTTTGCCCGTTTGGTTTACCGTAAGTGCGGGGTAACCGGCGTAGAAATCCTCGCCGTAAGCGGCAAGGGCTTCGGCGCCGCGCAGATGTATTATCTCGGCAAAGTCGTGCAGGGTGTAGGGCCAGCCGGCAAGGCTGTCCAGCCAACCGGTCAGATCCTTATCCAGACCACTTACCCGGTCATAGGCTGTAAGCCTGTATCGGTTTGCACTGGGCCGAATCGCTTCGGCTACCGTGAATATCCCTGCCTGCTCCCGCACCCCGGCATCATTCACCGTACACAAAATCAGCTCCGTGTCCACGGGAATACGCAATCCACCGGCCGGAGTCAACAGTTCTGCTTCCAGTTTTGCCGCACAAACAGCGCCCATAGTCAGCTCCGTGCCGGTATTCACCTGCTGGGTGAGGGTCACCCTTTGGATGGCATTTACCGTTTCCGGTCCGGAGAACAGTTCCGTGCCATCAGGCAGAATAATCAAATGCTTCACCATTTTGCCACCTCCTTAGCAGAGAACGATCCGAAACTGATAGTCCCGGAACTGTCCGTTTGCTGCCGAGTTCCACAAAATGCTGTGCTTGCTGCGGTAGGCTTCTGCTTCCCGCAGTGTCCCGTCAGCAGCGGGATAGGTAAAACGAAATGTACTCTTCCCCGCAAACAGGCTCTCCATATAGGCGTATTCCTCCCGGGTCAGCCGGGCATAAGAAAACGCCCAGCTTTGAACGCCCTGCCGCAGCACGAAGCGGTGGAGTACACCGCTTTCGTCCCGCCCGGAATCCGCTTCCTCCACATCCTCCAGATGCAAGGTCATATCTCCGTCCGGCACCAGCATAGGCTGCCTGTCGATGCGAAATAACTCGGTCGTTTTCATACTTCCCTCACCTCAAATTTCTTTACGAATTCCGCCAGGATAATTACAGTGCACAGACCCGTTCCCAATCGGGAAGCCTCTTGCAGGCTTCCCTTTTGGATTCGTATACGCTCCCGTTCCGGCACATCTGCCAATGGGGGCAGCAGGCCGGCAGCATTCTGCTGCTGCACCCAGCTTTCCAGATCCAGCAGCCACTGGGCGCTGTCCTGTCCGGGCAGCATCCGTCTGTACAGGGTGAACCGGCAGGCATATTCCACCTGCACATTGCCCATAAGATCCACCTGTCTGTCTGTTTCCTCCAGATCCTTGAAGAACAGGCCGGCATATCCCGGCCCATCCTCTGCAAAGTCTATTGTGGGTTCTTCTTCCCAGCCGGGAAAGCCCAGCAGGAAATTCCGCAGCTTTTCTAACATCTCCATCGCTCCTGATCCACTCCCCGGAAAATATCCAAATAAATGCTCGCCTTCTCATACAGCTCCCGGCGGGGATCCTCTTTGGCTGCGGTAGAATGCTTCAGGCTGTGGTTGCGACGCCGCCACAGGGTCTCAGCCATGGCGCAAATTGCCATTTTTTCCGCCTCCTCCCCGGAGGACTCCACCCGGTACCATCGTTTCAACTGCTTCAGCCAATGCCGGGCCTGGACCGCCAAACCGGAAAACACCTTTTCCGGAATGGCGCTGCCCAGGTAATCATTCACATAAAACTCATAATCCACCATAGGCAGCGCCTCCTGCGTTAACCTGCGATGGCGATGTCCTTCAGGACGGCAGCCTTCAGGGTGTTCTTCAGCACCACGCCTGCCACCAGTTCCACCTCACCGGTCTTCACAGCACCGGGAGAGTTCAGATCGGGCAGATAGGCCTGGATCACGCCGTCGCCCATGGGAGAGATGCCGTGGAAGCCATCCAGACCCAGAGAAACTGCGTAGATGGCGGTCTTGCCGCTTTCGTCGGTAGCCACCACATCCTCAATGGCAGCGCCGTTGTAGTACTGACCCATATCCACCATAGGCACGCCTGCGTAAGTCTCCACGGTACGGCCGAAATCGTCCTGGGTGCGCTCGTAGTAACCTGCGCGGCGGGCGATGGAGCGGAGCTTGACCAGCATTGCCCGGTTCATCAGCAGCATAGAGGGAGTGCCGTCCAGAGTGCTGATAAAGGCGTCCATTTCATCCAGGAATGCATTGTAGTTGGCATCCAGTTCCTGGGAGGTCTTCAGGCTGACTTTGCTGGTGATCTCGTTGGCAGTGCCGGACAGCAGCTTTTTCAGGCCGTCAAACGTGCCATTATCGCTGGTGCCATTGATGACCAGGTTGTGGAAATAGTTGGCGGTTGCCTTGATCTTCTGCTCTGCCTGGAACGCCATCTCGTCGGCTGCGCCGGCAGTATTCTGGATCACGCGGTCCATCTGGAAAGAACCGCCCATAATGATGGCATTGGCGGTCTTCTTTTCCTTCAGGGCTTCGCCGGGGGCGTACTCACCGCCCACGGTGCGCACTTCTGCGACGGAGGGGGACTTCAGCTGGATGTAGCCGTAAGTCAGAGTGCTGCCGCCGGTGCCGGGAGAGATGACATTGTCAAACACCATCTGATCCAGCAGCAGGGAGCTGCGACGGAACATATCAACGATCTGCTGATCTACCTTGTCGGCCATGCCGATTTTTGCTTCTGCGAGTGTAATTGCCATAATTTTTTACTTCCTTTCAAATTTTTCAAGTAGTGCGCCTGCCAGTGTGGCAGGACTTTTGTGTTCTTCCGGTGCTGCTGCACCTGTGCCCCTTGCGTAAGGGGGCGGGGTCTCCGTTTGGAAGAGGTAGCTGCAATCCTGCTTCAGCGCTTGCAGCGCCTCTTCCAAAGCGGTCTGCTGATCTTCGCTTGACCGGAGGGCATCCACATCCAAAAGTGCGGTGATGGCCTTGGCATTGCGACCCTTGGCCGCCATAATGGCCTTTTCCAGGTTGTGACCGAACACCACCTGGGAAAGCTCCTGCTGATGGGCAATCAACGCCTGGTTATACTTCTCCTCCCAAGCGCTTGCCGCACCCTCGGAATCGGCATAGCGAGCCTTTACCGTCTCAATGTCCCGACCGTTCTCCGCCATAATGGCGTCGATGACCTCTTTGGTAAGGGGCATATCCCCCACCTGTAAGCCTTGCAAAAATTCTCGTTTCATACATACTCCTTTCGTTATGCTTTTTACGGGGTCGCATCCCGATTTTTTCGGCTCTTTTACGCCAGCCACGGCTATGAAAAAAGCAGCCCCCGGCTGCTTAATTCGGCATTAACTGTTTTCTGATGGTTTCCGCATCTGCATCGGCAAGGCCAAACCGCCAGGCCAGCGCCACCTCCGGCTTTAGAAGTCCCTTGGAAACCATCTCCATATAATCCGCCCAGGTCTTCTCCTGATCGTAGAGGGTGCCATTGCCCCAATCGAACCGTACCTTTCCCGGCTCCCGCTCAGGCAAACCGTAAAGCTCACCCAGTACCTTGCACAGGGCCATTGCTTCCTCCACGGCCTGCTGCCACATCTGCTGAAAATCCATCACCGTCAGAGAGAATTCCGCTGCGCTGGCGGTGATCTCTGTAGCCGTTCTGTCCTGAATGTTGCTGTCGGACAGCATACCTCTGCGCAGACCTAACACGCTCTCCACATTCCGCAGATACTCCTGCTTCCGGGCAAGGAAGGATTCCTCCCGCAGCTGGGGTGAGAAGATCGTCAGCCCTACCCGTTCCGGATCCTCATCCAAGCCCACAAACAGATGATCCTGCAAGGCAAACTCCTTATCCAGCAGATCCCGGGAAGCAAAAACCCGGCTTTCGCCACGGCTGAACTCCCCATTCATCTGGGCCTCATTGTGATCGATATTTCGAATCAGGCCCTCTGCCGGGGCATACACCGCCACCCCGTCAAAAGACCCGTCCACACAGTTGAGCATCGGCAGCTTCATAGTCACAAGGCCCACAGAACCCACCGGCTTTTGGTAGCAATAGCTTTCTGCCAAAGCACTGTATGCCGGCACATTCTGCAGGGGCACCTCTGCCCCCAGCTTCCGGGCATCATTGCTGCGGTAGAGCTTGTAGCGTATGGTCAGATACCCTCCGGCGTCCACCGTCCGGCGTTCCAGGAGAGTATAGTAGCTGTTGCCCAATACACTTTTTCCCAGCAAACCCATATCTGTT